CTCCTGCTGGAGGAGGGCCTCTGGGAGCTGCAGGCGAGCCAACGGTTCCGGCTGCAGGGGGAACTGGAGCCGCCCCCAGAGAAGACGGAGCTGGATCTGCTGTTGGGTCTGTAGATTTCGCAGACATCCGGGACGACTTCGGCCGCCTCTCTGTCAGCCTGGAGGAGGAGAGCTTCAAGCTCCACCAGAACTCCGCACTGGAGGAAGTGCAGACGGAGTACCCCAAGTACTTCGAGGCGCTGAAGTCCCACCCGCGGATGCTGGTCGGACAACAGGTCCCGGCCATCGGCAAGGAAGGCACCGAGGTTCTGCGAGACTCCGGTGATGCGAAGGACTGGCAGGATGCAGTGAAGCAGCTACTCACCGATGAGGTGAGAGCCCGTGCTTCACGATTCGCGGAGGACGACCGTGAGACTCTTCAGGTCATCCACTCGTCGATCGAGCTGTTCCAGAACAACCCTGACATGGTGCCCGGCACCAAGCAGTTCGACCGGGAACTGGCGGACCAGTTTGTGAAGCTGGCAGAACCGTATGAGATCCGGATGGACGGCAAGCTCAGCGGCTACTCGATCCCCGTGCAACCGCTGATCGCCAAGCTCCGTGCGGATGTGCAGGCGGGCCGTGCAGTACGAGCGCAAGCGGCCCAGTCGGCACCGGCTGCAGCACCCGCAGGCAAGGCAGGACCCAGGGCAGGAGCTCCTGCGGGGGCGCCTGCGACAGTTGGTGCACCCCCCGAAGTTCACCAGCCTCAGGGGGGCATCCAGAGCCGCGCAGGGGCATCGACTGCGGAGGACGATTTCTCCGTACTGTTCGGAACGATCGGTCTGCCGACCCTGAGGATCTGACGATGGCGGTGTTTCCGGTTCACTACCGGCCACGGCCGTACCAGCAGGAGCTGCACAAGATGTGGCGGACGAAGCGCATCGGTATCGGTGTGCTTCCCCGCCAGTCCGGCAAGGATGTGGCTGCCAGCATGGAGCAATGTGAGGCGAGACTTCGCACGCCCAAGACGACTGGCACCTACATCTCGCTGAACAACCCAATGATCCGGGACATCCTGTGGGACAAGACCTACCTGGATCCGGTCTCAGGTCTGTACATCCGGATGCTGCAGGACAATGTGCCGGCGGACAAAGCGGACTGGCGCGACACGATGATGATGGGCCGATTCAGCAACAAGTCGATCCTGAAGTTCCAGGGGTACTTCCAATCGGGGCAGGACAAGGGTGGTGTCGGCACGTCGTTCCTCGACTACACGATCACCGAGCTTGCGCTGTTCTTCCGGGAGGATCCAGTACCGAGGCTGATGCCGATCATCGAAAATGAGCATGAACAGAAGCGGCTGATGGCTGTCAGCACTCCCCGCGGAAAGCGCAAGAACCCCCTGTGGCAGCTGATGGAAGCTGTCAAGGGTAGGCCCGATGCTCAGGTCATCATCCGTACGATCGGGGATCTCAATGAGATGATGAAGCGTGCGGGGTTGCCGCCGGTCCTGTCCGAGGAACGTCTCGAACAGATCCAGGCGTCCTACCTGAAACGGTATGGCAACGACCGCATGTTCAACCAGGAGTACAACGTTGACTTCGAGGAGATGGATGCCGCGGCTGTCTACGGTGAGGCCTACGTCAAGATGGTGTTGGACCATCGTGTCTCCTCGTTCAACCTGGACTCGGGGCACCCGGTCTATGTCGTGTTCGACATCGGCAGCTCGGGGATGCACTCGGACGCCACGAGCTGGCTCGCGTTCCAGTGGATCAACGGGCGTCTGTTCCTCTACGACTGTGGAGAAGGGCACGGTAAGGCACTCCCAGAGTACGTCGAGGACCTTCGGATGAAGCACTGGTTCCCGAAACTTGCCGTCATCATCCTGCCCTGGGATGCGGAGCACCACGAGAAGGCGGTGAACACGACACCGGCGGACATGATGCGGAAGGTCTTCCCGCATATCGCGGTCTTGGCAAAGAGCAACAAGGTCTTCCGGTTGCCGGGGAGCAAAGCCCAGGACTTCGATGAGATCACAGACATCCAGCAGACCCGGATCCAGTTGTACAACACGCTGGTCCATGAGACCAACTGTGACTGGCTCCTCGAATGCTTCGAGAACTTCAAGTACGAGTTCAACACGAAACTCCAGGAGTGGACTGACAAGCCGTTGCACGACAAATACAGCCACATGATGGATGCCTTACGCTACGCGGTGCAGGCCACGAAGGAGCTGAACTTCTTTGGTGGCACCTTCTACGAGGTATCAGGCAAGACCGTGCACGCGGTCAACTACGAGGAAGATTGGAGCGGGGTATGGTGACGGTGAGCATTCGGCAGGCGCTCCAGGCAGTAGCGGATCACCCGGAGCCGGCGACGGACATCACCCTCGACCTCAAGATCCACGAGCTGGTCGCACGGGCGCTGTTCGAGATTGCGAACAACCCGGACAACCGTGTCCGCGGGAGCATGGCCCGGGCGACTCGTGCGCAGAAGCTGATCCTCAACAGGCTTGTCGGTACCCGTCGACCAGGCAGCCATCCCGCAGCCCGGAGGAGCGATGACCTCGAGTTCCTCGACCTCACAGCGGGAGCAATCGAATGACGGATACGAGTCTTGAGCTGGTCCGCAGGTTCAGGAAGAACATCCCTGCGGCACACCAGACCAGTCTGGACACCAGGCTGCATTGGCTGTGGCATCAGAGGTTCGGCACCATCCAGATGATCTGGAAGGAAAGCACAGACGTACTCGACCACACAGCCTGCACGGTGATCCTGCAGGCTGTGATGGCGAAAGATCTGGGCAGCATCGAGCTGCTGTTCCAGAGGATCGAGGGCGGCTCCCAGGAAGACAAGGTTCTCCTGGAGCAGGACGTCATGCCGATCTGATCGCGCTCCGGTGGGCACGTTTCTTCCAGTACATCGCTTCGGGGCGAAGGCAGACCTGGCACATGCAGATCGCTCTGTGGCCCGCGGCATCTGTATCGGGTCGAGTCTCCGGCATGACCCGAGCCAAGTCATCCAGCACGTTCACGGCTTGAGCGTCCCCTCGCAGTACTCCGCATAGAGAGTGAGCGTGAACGGACGGTGCCGGGTGATGTAGTACCCGGGCTTCACCTTGAAAGCATTGGGCACCTTACGGCCACAGATGTACGTCATGTACGGGTTGCCGAAGTAGAAGCGGAGGATCTTGTTGATCCGCTTCATGTCCACGGTGGATCCGCCTTCAGCAATCAGCTCGGTGACCTTGATACCGGTGGCCCATTCGTAGATCATCACCGCGGAAACACGGTGGCCGTGGTCAGGGGAGAGATTCCGCAGGAACTTCCGGATCTCCCGCTCCCACTGAACAAGGTGAGCATTCTCCTTCACGAGAAATTTTTCTTTCGTGAAGGGCATTCTTCCTCTTTCCTTATCAGGAAGTAGGAGCTGGTCAGCGCGACTCGACGTCGCTGGATCCAGGGCTGTGCTCTGGATCCTTGGAGAGATTCCCTCCTTGTTGAAACGGCTCTTCAAGAGAGCCTCTACCTCTGTGAGATTTGATACGGGGGCTCCATTCATGGAGCCACCATACCGACAAAAAAGAGAGGAGGCCACCGTGGGGTGGTCTCCTCTCCTCTGACTAGCTACTTCGCCCGGTAGTTCGTCACGTTGGTGACGATCTTCTCGGCCTCATCCTGGCCCAACCCCACCTGGAGGGCCCGCTCGCAGAGGGCGTCATCCCAGTGCGGGATTTCCGCAGCCTCCATCTGGCAGCCGATGGCAAACAGCGTGTTGTTCCGCTTCCCCGCGGGGATCGGCTTCTTCAGTTCGGACAGCAACTGGTCGTGCATCATGGCGATCTCTTCCTTGTCGAGTTCGAGGGTCTTCTGGATGTTGACGAGCTGGCGCTCGCGGGTCACTCCTCGCAACAACAGCTGCGAGGAGAGATGTTCTGGCAACTGGGCAGGCGGTCTGCTGTTCCAGCGCTGTGTGGACTTGTGATACACGCAGCCGGTGCCCCGGATGTCCACTCCGGTGACGAGACCGATCGCATCCCGGTAGCGGCCGTAGCCTTCCACCGGATCCCATTCGTCTTCCACCAGATAGAACAGGTGGT